CCATGATCGTCGTGGTGTGTGAACCGGCTTTGATATTGACGCTGATGCGGTCAACGAAACCGGTGAACACAAGCTGCGTGCCGAGCGAGGCCGTGATGGGATCGGCATAGTTGAAGTAATTCTGACAGCCATAGGCATCCACCGAGGTCATCTGCAAGACCATTGGTACTCTGCCGACGCCCCGTTGCAATGAAAATTGCTCGAAGTTGTAGGTCTGACCTTTGCAGGTGACATAGAGTTGGTTCGGATTCGCGGTCATTAGTAGCTAAGGGCCAGGAAACTGGCTGGGCAGAACAAAGGAGCCGGACAGTTTATGCGCTGAACAAGTTCATCTTGCCTTGATCCGTCGGTATAAAGCCGTTGTGCCAGGGTGCAGACCGGCATCTGGTCGGGGACTGTCCAGGTGATCAGGGGCGGCAGTTGCGCGCCGCGTGTCGTCAAATCCGTCCAGGCGCCCGCGAATAGTGATTGCAATGCCTGGAACGAGACGATGTCCGGCACATTGCCCGCCTCAGTGATGGCTGTCTGGAAGACCGGTGTCACTTGCGCGAGGACAGTCAGCGCGTCGGTGCTTGAGGTCGGCTGATAATTGCTGATCGTCTGAGCGAGTTGCGCCAGGGCGAGCCATGCTATCATGTTTCCGGTCGTCACTCCGCCAGGGAGTGCAGTCGGGACCGTGGTCGCGGCGATTGCTGTGAGCAAACGGATTTGATCGGCCGGGTTGTTCTGCGCCTGCCCGAGGGTCTGCACGGCGGTCACCGCAGCCGCACTGAAACTGGTCAGGGTGGCGGTCGAAAGCCCTGTGGCGGCTGTGGCAAGCGCCGCATTGGCCTGTGTGACACTCGCGATTGCCACGACCTGTGCGGAGCGCAATGCGGTTGTGCCTGCGGCGATGATCGTCGGCATCGACTGCGTGGTATCGACCGCTTGCAACGCGGCTGGTGCCTGAGCCAGATTGCCTTGCCCGTAGCGCCCCAGGGTCACTGTGTCGTCGGTGATATAGTTCAGTCCTTTAGTTTCGCCTGCGATCGACGAGGCATCTGAGCAGATCGCCACCGCCGTGGACACATAAGCCGCGACAGTGAGCGCCGCGCCGATCGCCATACCCAATCCCGAACTGAGGATGCCGAGTGCGGCGACAGAAAACCCCTGTGTGATGCTGGAAATCGCACCGGCCACCGCCGATTGGAGCGAGAACTGGGTGTTGGCCTTCGGTGCATTCACGACGGCGCTGTTCGGATCAACGCAGACAAAGCGCAGACTGAGATTGATGATGCCCAGACGTTTGTCGCTATACGCCATCGAGGCGTTCAGACACACCGCCTTGATCGCACCCAGACTCGGGTGAACAAACAGCCCTGGACCGAACAGCGAATTCAACGTCAGCCGGAAGGCTTTTTCCGATTTGCCGTAGACGTCGGCGGGCGATCCGAAATTCGCCGTGGCAAGATACCCGCGCACATCAAGATATTCCGGCGCCGTCCCCAAATCCTCAGCGTAAGGCCATTGCACATACGGAAAGGTATGGATGGCGATGTTGCGCTGCGGCGTATTGACGACATCGGTGACGATGAATTTGATACCCCGCCAGGAGGATTCCGAAAGCGCCGCCGCGTAGGGTGACAGACCGAGAAGGGAGAGCAATGATCCTGACATGTTAATAGGCTCCGCTGCCGAACGGCATGGTCGTCACCACTTGCGGTGGCGGGCCGGGGAACAACGGGCCGGACGCGGCGATGCCTACGCTCGATCCTGGTGGCGGGTTGACGTGTTCGACGGTCAGATGCAGACGCGACATCGAGTCCTGCGCAAGCGCATTGCTTTTGCGGATATCGGCGCCTTGGTTGAGCGACCGTTCCAGATCGGCGGTGTAAGTGCCGACCGCTGATGAATCGTTTGCGGCCAAAAATCGTTCAGCGTATTTCGATTGTCCGTGGGTGAGTTCGTAATTGCCGAATTCGGCTTGTTGTCGCAGCAACGTCGCGCGCGTGAACATCATCGAGTTCATTGCGTGACCGTAGACTTTGGTGAACTCCGCTTGCCGTCCACTGTCCCACTGGCCGATCCCCAGATGCTCGCCTTGATCGGAGGTGCTGTAGGGGTCAAGGCTGCTTTCGCGGCGGTAATTCGCCAGCATCGCGAGCGCTTGCCAATTATTCCGCCCAGCATTTTTCTCGGTGTCAAAAACCAACTGCGAGTCACGGCTGGTCTGCGCACCAGCGCGTTTCGGATTATAATCAGTCCATTTGAAGGGATTGAAATCATTCCAACTCAACCCACCCCAGCCTCCCCGATTCTGCTTTCCGGTGTGCTTGTTCTCCGGGTCGAGGATATCAGCAGCGGTTTTCAGCAGCGGCGGCAGACCTACGGTGGTTGCAGCCAGTCCCAGCAGCGGCAGTAACCAGGGCATCGTGCCGACGGCTGCGCCAATCGACAGGAGCGACGTGACGATTCCAGCCGCCCAGCTAACGAGGGTGATTCCAGCCAGAACTTCCAGCCCAAGCTGAATATCGTGGATCGGCCCTTTGCCTTTCGTGAAGTCATCCCAGGCTTTCGGCAGCGCTTCTTTGATATGCGTGCAGAAAGTTTCAATAGCCGTCATCCAGCCTTGGATTTTGGTCACCAGCCAATCCTGGTTCTTGGTATCTGACAACCAATCGGTCCAGGTATGGACAAATGGCGTTAAGGCCCGTCCCAGCACGCCATCTAGGGTCACACCGAGGAGCGAGATCGAGGTGTGGAAACTGTCCGCGTCTGCGGCCAGCGGTGCTAGCGATTTGGCGCTTTCCTCGGCCTTCTTTTTGAACTCCGCCAAGGTGTCGGACCCGGTGGAGATTTCCTTGACAAGATCGGCGCTGATGCCGAACATTTCGAATAGCGCGCGCATCCCGGCGAAATCGCCATTCGCCCTGAGCTTGCGACCGATGTCGAAAATCTGCTGCATGCCCTGTTCGGTATCGGTGAGCGAGATGTGCAGGGTGCGAAAGTTCTTTAACGTAACCGGATCGAGACCCAGGCGAGCGCGACGCTGCATATCCGACAGATGCTCGTAGGATTGCGCCATGGCATTCGGCGCCGCGCCCAGCAAGCGGCTCATCTGTGCCATGCTGATCGTCTGGGCAATCGTCGTGCCGAGCCAATCGCTGGTCTTGCGGACCGCGTTCCCCCATTCGCCGAACTTCGTGGTGATCGCGATGATCCCGCCGATGCTGGCGATACCGGCAATTCCGGCGACTTCCAGTCCAGCTTTGGCCAGATGTTCCGTCGTATCGAGCGCAAACGAACCCAGGCGTTTGATGCCGGAGGCGACCTTCGTAATGCCAGTGAGATCGGCGAACCGGGTGGCGGCACGGGCGAGGTCTTTATAGGGCTTTTGCAGCGCGGCCAGTTGAGCGTTGACCTTGCGCAATCCCGCCGTAGCGTGGTCAACAACGCCGATGCTTATATTAAATGAACCCTGAGCCTTCGCCGCCACGGTAAACTCCTGCTAGCTGGTATTTACCGCCGCCCGTTGGATTTCTTGGAATTCGAAGATCAAATCCAGGGGGGTGTTCATAAGCGTTGCAGGCGGCCAGCCGTTACTGACGCACAGTTTCAGAATTCCTGTGCGGAGTAGGCCGCTACCCCCGCCGATGTAAAATTTTGCATATAAACATAGGATTCCCTCAAAATATAAAAGGGAATCAGTTCGATTACCGAGGGCGGCAACCCGCTCACCAACTGCGTCAGTTTTTTGATCTGCTTCATCACAGTGGCTTCCGCGTCAGTCAGTTCGATCTCGTTCAGGGTCGGTGCGCGCACCGTCAATGAATCATATTCCCGCTGGCCGAGTTTGATCGCCGGGGTCAACGTCCACGTCTTGACCGGCGGGATGGCTTCAACAACATCATCAGACATCGTTCGACTACGCTTGCAACAGGATTTTCGCGACGTATTTCACCTTCACGGTGGCGTCCTTCTGATTCACCGCCAGATCGTCGCCGACCCACACGGCGTTCGCCGCAATGACCATGGTGCCGTCACGGAAAACCGCCGCAACCGGCTGGCCATTGATGCCAGCGAAGAAACTCACAGGCAGACCCGCCGTGTTCCGCACAGTGGTCTCGATATAACCGGCTTTCGGCTCTTGCCCGATGCCTTGTAAAGCGCCCGTCATGCCGGATAGCTCGGTGTTGGCCAGGATGCTCGGCGCCCAGGAAAATTCGTCAGCAACATCAAAATTGATGCCCGAAATCGTGAACTGTGAAACGCCAACGGAGGGGATTGTGGACATCTTTATTACCTATTCTGATAACGGCAGCGGTTAAATTATGAGTTGACGAATTGAATGTTCAGCGCAACGATTTCGAGGCCGGTCACCAGGGTGATTGGCACGTAAATGTTGAATCGGCCGCCGCCGACATTCTGGACCTGACATCCGCTGGTTGCGTTGGCGAATGCCGGGACATTTGCCACCATACCCTGGGACGCGAGGACCTGATATTCATTGATGAAAATCTGCCGCACGTTCTGCGTGGTGATGAAAATCGTACCGGCCGTGGCAAGCGTCGGATCGGTGACGATCTTCTTGCCGAGAAAATAAATCGGGTAGAGTGACATGAACGCGTTGATCACGTATTCCAATTCGTTGACGGCCGTGAACTTCGCCCAACCCGTGTCCGGCGCACCGAGGGTATTCGTGGTGTGCAACGTGACCGCATCGGCGAGGACCGTCTGACCGGCTGCATTGGTCTGAATCGTCGATAGACCTGCGGTTTCGAGCGTGTTGCGCACACTGAAACTTGGGAAATCGGTGATGACCGGTGCCACGATCGGGATGATGTTCCCATTCAGCGGAATGCCCGGCGTAGCCTGCAACAGCGGGATGATCGTTCCGGCATAGGCCGCAGCAACGTTCGCCTGGGTGGTTGTCGTGCTGTTCGGCACCACAAGACATGTGATGTATTTTGAATCGATCGTGGCGGGACCGGCTGAGATCAACGTCGAGACGCCAGTGGAGGCAGCATAGAGATCGGCGAGGATGCCCAGACCCAGAAGCTGGCTGGTATAGTTCCACCGGCCGGTTGTTTCGTTGAGGAAAGTATCGAGCGCGCCGACGCTGGTGACATCACTGTAGGGCATCACGAAATAGCCGATCGGCATGACACCGATGGCTGTGAGCGACGCAGCCAAGGCGGGGACACCGCTGGTGACGGTCACTGGCATGGCGTAGACGGTGCTGAGGGCGTCAAGGGCGATGTAAGTAGCGATCATGCCCGCGAGGGTGGAGGACGCGCCGTAGAGCGTGTTGGCGGCAACCACGGAGGTCACCAGGGTCGGGACCAACGGAGCCGATGTCGTGATGTCGCCGAGGATCAGAACGGTGCTGTTGAGATTCTGCGTCAGATTGGCGCTGCTCGCTGTAAAGTATTCGCCGCCTAGCACCAACGACTGACTAATACCTGAATAGAGTGAACCCGCCATCGTTGATTACCTTACATTGGCCATTGATCGTGACCGTATTTAGCGAAGGCGCCACTAAGGACCTAGATCACATTGCGCCGTCGCTATAACATTGCCAAAGGCGTCCAACACAGCCACCGTCTCGCTCATCGGCGGACTGGCAGCACTGACGATGTTCAAATTCGCCAGATACAGCGGGTTGGACAGCAACGATCCGGTCACGCCGTAGACGCGCGTAGCCTGGAATTTGAAACTGTAATAACTCTTGGCCCCATTGATGATCGTCGGTTCGGCCTCGCTGAAAGCAAACCCGAAAAGATAATCGCTGCTGCCATCTACATTTTGTGGTGTCCAGCCGTCCATGGCACCACGGACAGCGGCGAATGCATTGTCAAAGGCGACATTCGTTGCCGCAGCACCGGCTCGATCGCTGGTATTATCGATAGCAACCAGCAGATCGTATACTTCGATCACTTCGCGCCACACGGCTGTCATGTTGACCTGCGGAGTTGCGGTGTAACGTGCCGGAACGATCACACACGCGGGCATCGCGCCGTTGAGTTGGCTTTCGGCCAGTTCATAGGTCGCGGCACCAGACACTGTAGCGAAGAACGGCGCATAGGTGCGGACTTGCGTGACGACATCAGAAAAACTTGCCATTAGGGTCCCATGTTCTTGCGCCAGTTGGTCAATTTGAACTCGATATCGCCCATGATCGCCTGCTGGAGTCTGGCCTGAATTTCGTCTCGCTTGCTTTCAAGCGCCGGATTCATAAACGGGCGCGCTGCCATCTTGCGGTTTTTGTTGATCGCGCTTTTCTTCAAGCGATTTGCGCCGCGTTTGATATTACCGCGCGCATCGATCTCATGCGCGAACAGAATATTCGCCTGATTGTGCGTATCGCCACCACCGGACACGGCTCCGACCTCCAAGGCGGTCGATCCACCATCGCTGGCGACGATTTTGACGTAGCTCTTGCGGGCGCTCGATCGGATGCTGCTGGCCAAAGCGCCCGTGCGGTTCTTCGGCGGGTTGCCAGCGCCGCCTGGGCTGCTCTCGATCAAACCCCTGGCAGTGGCTGCCAGCAGCCGTCCAGCCGCGCCCAGCGCCCGCCTGATCGCTTTGGCTTTCAGTTCGATGCTCACCGCTGGGATGATGATTTCAATCGCAATGGCCATTACGGAGCCGCCTGCTGTTGCAGTTCAAGCTCAACCTCGATCCACCATTCCAACCCGTCTGATTCCAGCACGCGATGAATCTTGAAAATCTGCTGGAACCGGGATTGATCGGGGGCAAGACGATCGCGCAACAGGAAGCTGAACATCGTCACGTTATTGAAATCCGTCCAGCGCATCACGGCCTTATGGGTGATCTGGCCGATTTCGGTGCTTTGACCGAGCAGGAAGGCCACCGAGCCGACCGACATGATCTGCGCATAGGTTGGCTGCTGATCGATATAGGTCAGGATCATACCAGGGCTGTTCGGATCGTTGACCTGTTGGCTGTTAGCCAGGATGCAGGGTGTCATCCGATCGGAATTGAATCTCGCCTCCATCAAGTTGTACTCGGGAAGGTGGTCATCCGGTAGGGCGAGAGCAAAGCGAAGAACGCCTCAGGCATGTCGCTGTCCGATCCGCCACGATTATTGTAGAGGTAAGTCGTGGCGATCAGGCAAGCATTCTGAATGGCGGCCGGGATCGTTGCTGCCGTCGCCCCGTAACCCGCGACATAGCTGACGCTGATATGATCGCAGTTATACCACGGCACCGTCGTGTAAAAATGAATTCTAGCCGGTTCGCTTACGAGATCGACATCGTAATCAGTTCCCAGCACAAGAACTGTATCGGCCACACCGAACTGTCCATACGTAGCCCCGATCACGCTGGTCACCGGGCTATACAGCAGCGGCAATGAGGTGGTTTGCTGATGTGCCAGGGCGTATTCGATCGCCAGCGGCAGCACGGTGAACGGCACACCGACAATGGGCCAGTCTGATTTCGGCATCACCGGCACGATCGTCAGTTGCAAGCTGCGGGTGATCAGCGCCCGGTTCAGATAGCGTTCGGCGAGGTCGGTCGCTGTAGCAATGAACAGAGCAAGCAGTTGATCATCCGCCAGCGTGGTGATGCGGCTGTTCTGCCGCGCCATATCAATCGTGATCGGTAGGATTGCTGGCGGCACAAGCTGCGTGGTACTCTGATACATTGCCAAATTAGCGGGTGACCCTGTCGCTGCTGCCGATGATGCGACGCACTTTATCGGCGGGTGCGGGTTTGCGATCGAACCGGCCGAGTGTGGCTTTCGTTTCGGCGTCAGGATCGGCGATTTGGGTGGTGTCCTTGACCTTGCCGTTTTCGATAATCGTCACGTCGTGCTGCATCTTTACGCACCTCAAATATGGAAATGGCTGGCTGTTTTAAGAGCCAGCCATTTATTAGGTCAGACGGAAGTTCAGAATCATGCCCCGGCGGTTGTGCTGGGATTTGCAGACGGAGCAGACGACGCCGTAGTATTAGCGGTCTGTGTCGTGTAAGCCGCGCCCGTAACGTTCGTGAACGCTGCGTTCGGCGTGCCGGTGACAGAACCAGGAGTCCAGTCGGTCGTGTTAAACATCACCAGGGACTGGAGGTGGCGCATCTGAAAATCGTGTTCCAGGATCACGCGCAACAGGCTGGAGTCGTTTTGGAAGGCGCTATAGGTCGTGCCGCCAGTGACCCAAGTGCCATCGACACTGACATCAACTTCCGGCGTGTAGGAGTCCATGATTACGACATCAGCGAAGTCGGCGAGGAAGATGATACCGGCGTTCGTTGCAGTGCCAAGCTGAATCGTTGTCTTGAACGGATAACCAAGCAGGGTTGGATTCGCCTGCATCAACTCATCCTTGAACGGGCTGGCGCCAACAGAATCGGTCAATCCGGCAAGGAAATACTTGACGAGCGGGCTGCAAATCCAGGTCGGCCGGATCATGCGCGAGGCGCCCAATTCGAGAGCAGCAAGACCGGATAGCAGCGTCGCCAGGGCGGGCTGATAGCCAGGGGAGGCGACCGATCCAGCGGTGATGGTGTTACCGGCCGTCACGAGGTTGGCAAAGCCCACAGGGCCTGCGCCAACGCCGCCAGCGCCTAACAAAAAGGCGAGGTCTTCTCTACGCGCCACGGTCAGGACCAAATCCTCGCGGATGATGGCCTCGACACCGAATGCCGCACGCCTAATCAGGCTGTTTGACACCGGAACGAGTGCCGTGAGCTTACTGGCGGTGAATTGGATGTTATCGAACGATTCCTGGCTGACGGCGGTACTCGCAAGCTCGACTCCGTACGAGGCAGTTGCCCCCGAAGCCAGACGCGCCATGGTCATATTGCCGTTCGGTCCGCCAATGGTCATTGGATTACTGGAACGTACGACAGTGGAGGCTCGCAGAAGCTCGATGATGTCCGCATAGAAGTCCTGCGGCACCATCGCACCACCGGCCCCTTGGGTCAGGGACGACAGCGCACGGGTGACGCGGTGATCGTTAAAGCGCTGCTCAACGAAGTTCAGACCGGCCTCACGGCCATACATCTTTGTCTGGTGGAGGCCCATAATGAATCGGGCCATCTTGTCACCGAGTTCATCGTTGACTGGCGTGCGGACCGCTTCGGCGAAGGTGCGACGGGTGGAAGCTGACTTGAAGCGTGGCTCGCCACGGAATTCGTTCTCAAAATGCATGGTGGCGTTATCCTCTGGCTCTACTTCGTCACCCTTGCCTTCCAGCGACTGGATGTCTTCCAGCTTGCTGATGCGGTCGTCGTGATCGTCGATGCTGTCCATCATCGTCTTCCACTGGGTGTCCTTGTCGGCGTCCCATTTGCCGTTGTCGGCGTCGTCCGTGTCGGACTCGTCAGCAGACCTGTTCTTCAGACCAGCCAGCGTCTTCAAACCATCAACGACAGTCTGCTTGCTGCGCTTCAGCGCCAAGATTTGCTCGGCCGTCGATTTGAATTTCGCCATCTTTAAGTTTCCACCGTGGGGTTCATTTTGTTATTTAGACGTTCGATAAGTTTCAGAGCGCGGTCACGCTTAGCGTCATCCGCCCAAGTCAGGATTGTGGCTTCGGTCTTGACAAAGCTGCGTTGTCCTGGCTCAAGGAGAGCCTGTGGCAGCGCGGGAATCGTAACCACCGAGAATTCAAGGAGGTCCATGCTGGTATAATCAACGCCTCTTGGCCGGTCCTTGTCCTTGACTTCCTCGTAGTCCAGCACTCGGAATCCAACGCTCACTGCGTTCAGGAACCGACCCCTCAGCATCGTATAGACGCCATCGGCCAGTTCGCCGAAATGTGGTGTATCGCGATCGAGGAACTCCACCGTGGCCTTCAATTTGTTACCAAGCGGTGCGATCTCGACGCAGCGCCCGATCACCAGCGATTCGTTGTGCTGGAACAGCACGACTCCGTTGGTCGTGTAATTGTTCAGTTTCCAGCCCGATTGGATGACCCTGTCGTTGTATCTGTCGATATCATCGGTGCTGATGGTGAATTTCAGGCGCCGATCACCAGCGTCTTCGGTTTCGGCGTTGATCGATTTGGAAAGCGGCTGAGCGAGATTGCGGGTGACTTTCCATTCGGCGGTATCGAGGAACTTATTCATCGTCATTACCGCTTTCGGATTTCGGTGGCGCCGTGTTGGCATCATTGCCAGGAACGCTGCCAGCACTCGGCGTCTCAGGCTCGGTCTTGATGTCGTTGTCGAGCATGTTGGCTGGAGAACGATACGTATCGCCGCCGTTGACCGGTTCCATTCCTTCTGCGATACGAACTTCATTGACGTTTTTCCAACCTGTAAGGATCGCGCTCGAATGGTTCTTGAATCTGGTGGCCTCATCGGCACGGATGATCTCGCTAAAATCGTATCTGAGGCGAAGATCATTATCTTCGTCAAACGGATGAATCAGCCTTTTCTCCAGCCCTTCCTCGATGCGCTTGGCGTACCCGGCCAGAGTCTGATTCATATAAGCCATCTCTAGACTGTCGATGTTGCTGAACGTCGCACGGTCAAGACTGGAGAGCTTATGCAACGGATAACGAAAAATCCTGGAAATATCTTCTACACTGAACTTACGACTCTCGATCAGCATCGCGTCCTTCGCATTGACTGTGATCGGAACGAAATGCATGGAATCCTCAAGCACTGGGATGCCGTGAGCCTGATCTACACCTGAATAGGAACGTACCCATTCGGCGCCGATCTGAGAGCGTTGCTCCGGCGAACCAATCTTCTTGTTCGTTTCAAGTACGCCGGACATTGCGTACCCTTGTTTGTAATATCTGGCGGCAAAACGTTGTCCGCCTTCCGCAATACCGAGACCCTGCTGGCTTACCGCAATGGGGGAGAGTCCTCTGATCCCGTCATACGATGTATTGCGAATGTGGAGAACATCTAAGACGCCGACTTGTAGTCCAGTGCCGACGGCAGGATGACTAATGGTATATGTGACCTCTCCCGTGAGAGCGTTGAGATAGACACCGACCCGGTCCGGATAAAGCGGGATCAAGGCAACAGGAGAGCCGAAAAGGTCGCGCTTGATAAAGATGTAAGAATTTCCCCGAAGCAGCAGGGAGGTCATAGCGTAGCTCCACATCTCGATGGGTGTCAGCCAAGGGCATGGGCTTCGCAACAGTTCAACGATTGGGTGCTGGGTGATTCGCCGCATCCCTCCAGTCGGTAGCTCGCGATACAGCTTAATCGGAAGGCGCGCGATATCTTCGGAAATGCCTCTGACACAGCCGTAAACCGCACTGAGTTGGAGACTGGACAGTTCAGAAACAGGGCGTCCGGATTCGCTCGGGAAATATCCTTGCCCGTACCCGAGAGCGCCAAAAGCCGACGTGTTGAAGTCTTTTTGTACGGCAACGGGCGGTTTGGCCCTGCGACGCGGTTTTTCAACAGAAATGGTCATGCAGTATTTAGAAATGACGACCGTCGGATCGGTATGGTAGCAACGGATTGAACGGTATCAAGCTGCCGGTCTTGGCTGGTATCACGCTCTGCACCTGGATGATTGGTTTCGACGGCTTCGGTCCGCTCGTCAGCGGCTGAACGGCATAGGTGGACATGTCGTCATCGACCATCTCCATCGCCTTGGTGATCCCAAACAGCACCGCCATGAACAAATCGATCTTATCGGCCTTGTTGCGCTTGTTCTTTTGCGGCAGAACCGTGCCACGATTATCGTAATGGCCGATCACGCAACTGACGTTGAACTCAAAGACCTCGTCCTCTCTCGGATAATGGAACCGGCCCTCGGTGATCGCGGCTTCAAACTCCTTCGTCGGGCTGGTCATCGTCATCGCGTTGTTGGGAATGATCAACACTTCCAATCCGGCCCGCTGCGCCAGATGCATGACACTGCCCGCATGCGCTCTGTCGATACAGATGTCCATCACATGGTAGTTGCTGTGAATTTCCAGCAAGTCGTCCATGATGTGATCGAAATCGGTCACGTCACCGGCAGTCAAGTCGATCAGGCCGGACTGCACCCAGGCGTGATATTTCTGATTCCAGCCACGATCGACCGCTGCTTGGTTGACGTAGGCTTTGGTGAAGCAATAATAATGCAGCTTGCCGTTCTGCCATTTCGGAAACGTCAGGCCAAGGCCACACATGTCCAGACGGTAGGCGAGGTCGAGGCCGACGTAGCAGTCTTGTCCTGCGAAATCTTCCAGCTTGATGTCGCTCGCGCAGTTCTCGCGCAAGGTGCTGACGCTGAACAGGGCAGCGTTGGTCTGTACCCATTGATTGAGATGCATCGTGAGGAACGCGGCTTCGTGCGCAGGGGATTGCTTGGCTTGATGCGCGATGGCCTGGAAGCCGATCGGGTCCACGGTGACCCCCCACGAGGGATTTGCTTTTATGTGGGTCGCTGCCGCCCACGGATCGTCGCCCTGGTCGATGCCGTAGAGCAGCGCGAAGTGACGGTCATCGTTGATGTCTTGCGACAGGATGCGGACAGCGTAATCGAACAGTTCTTTGCCGATGCCTTCCTGGTTGCCGGTCGCGGTGCTGATGTTGAGCAGCATCGGATGCCGACGCTTCGCGGTGGCGGTCAGAACCGATTGATACACCTCGGGGGTCGCATGACTGGCGATTTCATCGAGGCAGGCGAATGAGACGTTGAGACCCAGCATCGTCTTGCTATTGCTGCTCAGCGGCACGAAGATCGAGCCGTCTTGCAGTTTGATCTTGCAGCTTGAATTGTTGTTCGTTGAGGTGATGCCGTAATAGGTTGCGAGGCTCGGCGTCTGCCGGACGATCTGCTCGGCAGCCGACCAGATGATCTTGGCCTGATCCTGCGCGACAGCGGCGCTGTAAACCTGCGCAGACCGCTCGCCGTCGGCGCATAGGTGATACAGGCCCAGGCAACTCGCCCAGCCGCTCTTACCATTTCCACGGGGTAAAAACACGGTGGCTTGGCGAAAGCGCCGGGCGCCGGTCTGATCGGTGAAACCGTACATCGCTGCGGTGGCGAAGTGTTCCCACGGCAGGAACTTGATTTTCTTTTCGGCGAGGCCCGATGTCACTGGCAGCAGTTCGCAGAACCGGATGACCCGCTCATACAGTTCAGGGTGGAATATCCACTTGCCTTCGGCGAGGTCGCGGCGAAATCGTTCAGCCGCTTGTTTGACGTAGAGACAAGCTGGCACCGTGCCGCTCAACACGTCATCAACGTATTTGAGGTATGGCGGCTTAGATGCCGTTGAACTCGTTTTTCTCGGGGCTTTCATTCGATACTGTCATTCGTTTGCGGGCGTGCGGCGATCGACCGAAACTGTCGAGCAACTTAATCATGCAGGTGCGTTCATTCGAATTTAGTTCGATGCGGTCGCGGACTTTCCGGATGAGGTCCACCAAAAGTTCCAGCGTCGGAATGTCGGCCGGAATCATCGGCATTGGCGCCGAAACACTCAATTCACGCCATATGGCACGCTCTACTACATTTAGATACTTGGGTGGCTTGAGCATACCATATGTAGGGACGCCGAATCGCTGAGGGCATATCAAGTC